TTAAACGGGATGATGTTGTGTTTTTTGCGCGTGTTCTTGCAATATTCCGCGCGTATCACGCCAAGCGGCTCTACACCATCTTCGATGTGTCGCGGATAAACCCGCACCTCAATGCCGGTTTTGCCTTTAAACAGGTGTATCGTCAAATCCTTAACGTCTATCCAGCTTTCAGCCGACAACATCGTATATGTGCGATCACCAATCGTCTGATATCCATCATCCATTTGCCAAGATCTCCCGCGTCACATAACAAAACGTGTCAATGTCCATTTCGCACGCATATCGCCAGTCGTGCTTTTCAGCAATGTCACCGGCCATCACAAAAAACGTCAGATATGTCAACGCCTGTACCGGCACCCTGACCCGCGTCTTTTGTCGATCCAGCCGGTAAAACAAACAAGGCATTTTATCGCCGCCAGCATATTCAGCCGCCGCGCATACTTGATCCCACCACGCACTATCCACCCCCGATTTTCGCCTTTTGCATTCCAGAACAAAAGGAAAATTGCAATCATTAGTAACCAGATCGCCAAGGTGTTTCTGGCGCGTCTGATCCAGTTCACGCACGAACGTGATACCAAGCTGATCATATAATTCTTTTGCGATTTCATATTCATAGCCCTTGCCCTTATTGCGGCTTTTCAATCCAGACATCGCTGCCCCCGTTCGGTTGGTTTCGCATATCATTGCCGAAACGGGATTAATCTGTAAAGAGGAAATTTAAGTGTTGCAAAATGTGACTGCGTGGAATACGGTTGCGGAATGAAACGGGAAATCGGAAAAGAATGGCGTGACGCTGACCTGACACACTTATCTGTCAGCCAGTTAAATCGCACGCCAGCATATTGGATTTACGCATATTTGTATCTGCGTGATGATCGCAAAAACATTACAGTCGGGGAAAACGCCGCAGTCGGAACAGCAGTGCATAACGGCTTGCAGTCAATCGTCTGCCACGGCCAGGACATCACTGATCAGATCCTGGCAGCACAGATTGCGTTTGATTTCCACGATGCTAATCAGGATGCCGCAAAGCGTGAAAAATATCGTGACTGCATACCGGATATGATCCGCAACGGCATCGACATATTGACTGAATATGGCTTTACAGGCGCGGTCGATGAAGAACGCATTGAAACGTGGCTTGATGATGTCAAAGTGCCGCTGATCGGCTTTGTTGACCTATTGGTGCCGGACACGATGTTTTGTGAAATAAAGACCAAAGCACCGCGCAAAACTAAGCTGCTGAAAGATGGCACGCAGGGATGGGCGAAAGCCACACTGCCAAAAGCACCAGAAAAAGCGCACGTCGCACAAGCCGCGATTTACAATTGCGCGCTGCAAGTGACGCCATCGATCTGCTATGTGACCGATCACGATGCTGTGATGTTCACGCCATTTAATTGTGACGAATTGAAAGCTGACGCACTGGCGTATGCTGTTGAAGATATGCGGCAAAAGGCACTGATCCGGCAGAACTTGTTGCGGGTCAGCACAGATCCGAAAGTGCTGGCCAGCTTTACCGACCCAGATTGGGGTCATATGTATCAGTGGAAAATTGAAACCGAATATTTAGAAAAGGCGAAAAAACTATGGAAGCTGTAAAACTTGACAAAGCATTGAGCGATTTCCGCAATGCGGCAACGCTTGGCAAATCTGGCAAAAACCCGATGTTCAAAAGCCAATACAGCACGCTTGGTGATGTGCTATCTGCGCTGAATAAAATATCTGAATATGGTTTAGCGTTTAAGCAGTATTTCAGTGACGATTGTTTGATCACAACTGTATCGCATATTGAAACCGGCGAACGGTTCGACAGTGCCATACCGATCCGGCCAGAAAAGAACACACCGCAGTCATACATAAGTTGCGTGACCTATCTGCGCCGCGCAAGTTTAATGACGATGTTCGGATTGAATGCAGATGACGATGATGGTAACTTGGCAAGTGGCAATGGCGCGGCCTCCTCCCGTCCGCAGCCTATGTCAAAGGCACCGGCAGTCGCACCCACTTCGGCTGTCGGTGCCGCCTCCCCAAACATCGATAAAGAATTGCAGAAATGCAATAGTGCGCGTGATGTTAACGCACTGTATACCGATCTGGTGCGTGTTCGTGACGTGACGCCAGATGAAATCGAAAAAATGCGTATTAGAAAAGAGGAATTAAAATGAGCGATTATGATGATACAAATCGGGGTGCGATTTTTAAAAACGACAAAACATCTGACAATCAGCCAGACTATACCGGTAAGATCAATGTCGATGGCGTGGAAAAGCGCATTGCATTGTGGATACGCGAAAGCGCAAAAGGCACCAAATATATGTCAGCCGCTATCAGCGATCCACAGCCGCCGCAAAGCCAGCCGCAGGGTCAGCCGGTAACATTGTCACAAGCTGTTGATGATGCGATCCCGTTCTAAACCAAAAACATCCCGCCGGATGCCACGCCTTGAGCGTTGCATCTGGTGTGAAAAAGATGTGGATCTAAACAATAACAATTGGGTCTGTGATGGCAGCAAACAAGTGCTGCACGTTGACTGCTTTAATGACAGGTTAGGGATTATAAATGCAAATCGACAAAAACATACCGTTGCCACCTAAACGGCACGCGATCAGATCAAAAGCTGTGGCTTTTGTTGATACGATGGAAGCGGGTGACAGCGTGCTTTTTGATGATGTGTTGGATGCCAACAGACTGCGTGACGCACTGCGTTATCGCGGTATTAAGACATCAATGCGTAAAGGTGACGACGGGGTGCGGGTATGGCGTCTATCTTGAAAGTGCCGACCAAAGATGAAATCAAAGCTGCTTTGGAAATCCCAAAAGTTACCCCGCCGCTTGACCGGCTTGGTCGGCGCAATACAGCAACCACGCCAAAAGCGTTGCTGATCGAACGTGTAAAAAGGGAGCAGTGTTAGCTGCTCTTTTTCTTGTTTTGGAAACTTTCCAGCGCACCCGCACCAAAATAAAAACCTAAAATGATCATCATCGCATAATTGATGCTGAATTGTTCCATCACTTGCGTCACCGCATTTGGGTCGCCTTTACCCACGATTGTCATCGTCAGAACGATGATATAACTGGCCAAAAACGTAAAACCAAACATCAGTGCCAAATAGCGTTGCGCTAGCTTAAATGGCGCATAGGCATTCATCAGATCGATGCGTGCTTTGCTCTTTGCGGTAATCTCTTCTTCAGTGCTTGTGTGCATATCATCGATCAGCTTCATACCCTGCTTCACGACATCGCCAGATCCCAAAATTTTACCTAATACTGCAAGCATCTTAATAACTCCAAACATTCGGGCGCGGTGCGCCGCCAAACGTATCCAAGTGCAAAAACCTTGCACTGCCTTTTTGTGCCACACCAATGCCAGTGAAGCCCATCTGGAAAGCCAGCCGCATCAGTTCGTGCGCCTGTTGCCCGTTGCACGCTATATCGACCGCACATCCCCGCGTATGCACCGACAGTTTGCCGGTAGGCTTGCTGGCTTCGATGCTGTGCTTCGGGCTGCGATAGCCGCTGGTGACGGTCATTGGCTGGCCATACACATCACGCAGTTCTTGCAGCTTTGCCATAAACGATGCCGACATATTGCATTCGCCAGTTTCACTGCACGAAAATTCGTCTTTGCTAAAATTAGGATACTTTGACCAATCCATTCATCTGCCTCATTTCCATAATGACATCAACCGCGTGATGCCAGCTATCAGCTTCGTTTTCAGCCGTAAACCGTGACGGTGACACCCGTTTGGTTTTGTGTTGTAACACCGATGTGACGGGCATAAACAAGCAACGTCTTGACTGGGGCTGAACCAAAGCGACAATATCATAATCCTCAATTGTTGGGCTGCGTTTGTTGCCGCCGTGACCAAGTTGGAAATGGCAAGACGGGCTTCGACGCCTAGTAGGTAGACACGGGTTCGATGCTTTAACTTGAATGCGTAAAATCGTTTCATCTTGAAAAGCCACTAAATCAATTGCGGTTTGCTGTGCCATTGCAACCCGCCAATTTAACGACAAGATCGCAGCGGCGGCAATATGCTCACCAATTAGCCCAAGTGTCACCGACAACTAAATCGCCATTATCAGCCAAACAACACCGCCAAGTGTCAGTGCAATAAGCCCTGCAATCAACCCCCAAATAATTAAATCATCAACAAACTGTTGGCGGGCAATTTCTTCTTCTTTTTTGCGTTTTCTGATTTCGCCTTGCAGCCTGATGATCTGCTGCCAGGCGTTCATCCCGTAATGCCCGATAACGAAATTGCGTAATTCATTTTCCATCTGTTGCGCTTTTTTTAACGCAGCGAAACTCTCTAATGCCTCTTCCTCAACAGAACCGAAGCGGCGCGATTTAGCTATGCCGTGTGATGTTTTGATGTTTTGGATAGCACCCATCCAGCGGCCAAGATCGCCAGACATACTTTCGATCTCTTTACCGGCTGCAATGCCTTTTTTTAGCAGATTATAGCTAGTGGTGGCGGCTGCTAATAACGTGACGGGATCCATTTTGCCACCTCAATGTCATAGTTACTCCCGTACTAAATAAATCACCCAGATCAGCATAAACGTCTGGATCAGATCAATCATAGGTATCTGTATCATTTACGTTGCCTCATTCGCCATAAACGCCAAAACACTAGCACCATTGCACCAAAAGCTGCGGCCATACCAAACCAGCTTTCAAGCGCATCCACCCACATTGGCGCAGACAAGCCGGTCGCTATTGTAACAACATCAATTTGGGTGTCGTTATCCATTATGCTGTCTCCAATGCAATCAGACGTGTCTCAATGTCAGCCAGCCGCTGCTCAGTAGCCGCACCCACAAACGCTAACAACTCAGGGTATCGGATGCCCTTGCGATTCTTTGCAATAGCACCTTCAGCATCTGCCTCAACCTCACTGCCATCTGCATCAACATACCAGTTACTGCTGATAAAAAACGCATAGTCACCAGCGTCCAAGCCAGCATCAGTCATCGCTGTCTCTACCTGCTGTGCAATCACGCCTGTGTGTGTTCTGGCGGCATCGCCTTTGGCTTCTACCTTGTCATTCCATTTGAAAGTCTTGAACAGCTTGCTAATGGCTTTAGCGGCTGTGATTTCAGCGTCCGTCAGTGAGGCTATCTGTTGCTTTTCGTTAGCGTCAGATGTTTGGATTGTGCCGTTGGTGGCAAAGATGTCATCCCAGCGGACACCCGCATCCCCTATATCGTGACGATTGTCTCTATAACTCCCATCTGTGTTACAGGCAAGCAACCGCATTGACGTCCCAGAGGAACCTATACGAATACCACCCTGCCCATCGTTTGTGAAATAGGGATTCGTACTAGCAACCCCAATATTCCCCACAGTGG